ATGTTTGGGAAAATTGTTTTTGAAAGTACAGAAAACAGTGAAATAATTGAAGCTGATTCTTCAACATATAGACGGATGGATTATGTTGGAAAAGATAGAAATGATAACGATATATATGAAAATGATGTATTAAAATTTTGTGACTATCCGGGTCAGTTTGAAGTTGTCTGGGATAATGGGCAGTTACGATATATGATAAAAAGGATTGATATTCCGAATAGTTCTGTCTTAGAACTATTGACCAAAGAGAAATTATTATTAATGATAAAAGAAGAAAGTGAATAAATAATGAAAGAATTAATAAAGAGTTTATTGTTTGATATTGAAGAGCGCTTAAATGTAGTAGAAGCAAATATAATAACGGATAGTACGAAGCTTGAGTTAAGTAAAAATACTTATAATGAGCTAAAATATTTCCAACATAAGGTCGAAACTATACTAAGAAATTCTGATAAACAAAAAGAAAATGGGATGGATAAACTAAAAAAATATACTTTTGATAAAAGCTTAGAAGAAATGTTTGAGGATTTAGGAGATAGAATATTAGAAATAATTGATAAAGATTCTTTTGATTTAGAGACTAAAAATGGAATTGTCCGAATTTTTAGAGGTGAATCATTTTTTTATAATATTGATACAAAAGAATTTTTAGAAGAAAGTGAGTGATGAGTAAAATAAGGCGTGAAATAAGAAAGTTTCAAATCAGAATGATAACAGGTTATAAGAAGGTTTATCGTAAAAGTCAATTAAAAGGGATTTTTCCCAAAAAGGAATATAAGCAAATGTGCCAAAGGGCAAAACTACACGCCGAAGATTTGGCGGAATATTCACTTTATAAAACCGGTGCAATTAAGGAAATGCTAAATGAGTAAAAACGACATCAAAGCAATGTTTATTATAATGAGTTATTTTTCAGTAATGCGTCAAGGGCATTTGAAAATCTTTGCTAAAGAATTTGAACCATTGTTTTATAACCTCAAAAATTTATATCCGGCAAGTAAAATAACACAAAATCATCAAAAAGAAATTATGAGACTTGCGGAAATTATTGATGATAATATGGGGAATGAACATAAAATAACAGCAGTAGAATATAATCCGCAAATAGCAGAAATATATAAAGAATATTATCCAAATGATACCGTTATTATTGCAGACGCACATCAATATTTACTTGAACATTTTCAGGAATATGATTTTATCTGGGCTTCCCCTCCATGTCCGACCCATAGCAGAACAAATTATTTTTTGAAAGGGAAGAATGTTTCCAGATACCCCGATATGACTTTATACCAGGAAATTATATTATTACAGCACTTCTACAAAGGTAAATGGGTAATTGAAAATGTAATACCGTACTATGAACCATTAATAAAACCGACTGTTATAATAAACCGACATTATTTCTGGAGCAATATTTATATACCTGAAAAGAACTTTGAGGGGAAACAGAATATTGAGTATTTGAGTTCTACAGATACCATTTTCGGATTTAACTTACTAAAATATAGGATTAAGAATAAACGAAGAATATTAAGAAATTTAGTTAATCCATTAGTAGGCTATCACATTCTAAAATGTGCAATAAATAATATAACTGATAGACAGGGAAAATTAGGAATATAAACGCAGGGATTATGGCAGACGTACAGACTGAAAACGGATTCACGAGGATAGCGAATGAACTATTAGACGCTATTCTCATCGCTGACTTGACTAAGATTGAGCTTAAAATTGTCTTATGTGTCATAAGATATACCTATGGGTTTAAGAGAAAAGAATGGCAACTGTCTATCCGGTTTATCCAAGATAAGACATGCGTTGATTTCTCCGATATTAATAAATGTATTAAGCGGTTAGAGGGCAGGAACATTTTACTCTCATCGGGTAAGGATTATAAGGGAAGAAATATTACCTTAAATAAGGACTATGAAAGCTGGTTAGGTGTGGTTAAAACACCCACAGGGGGGTGTGGGCGAAATCACCACACTATAGTGGTTAAAACACCCACACCTGAGTGGGTAAAATCCCCACAATATAAAGAAAACTTTAAAGAAAACTTTAAAGAAAATAGAGAGAGAGAGGGGAAAAGCGAAAATCCACAATATTTTGTCAACAATCCTCGAAGAGAAAAATCTATAAATTATCTCTTCCTAATGAGCTTCGAAAAACAACCATCAACTCTTGAATATGAATACACGCAAACACAATTCATTGACGTTTACGGGTACGATGAAACATTCAGATTATTCAGAGAAGCGGCATTGAGCAATTTTAAGAGTATCAAAACACTGAAAGAAAAAACAATTTTAGATGAGAACGGTAAACCACAAATTAAACCACGTGAGGAGAACGGAAATGGAAAGTCTTGGACAAGCAATCGAAAAGGCGAATACGAATTTAACGAAGACAAAGAACGCAAGCGTCTTGCAGAGCTTAAAAAAATGTTCGGATGACGGAGTGAACGCACTGATGTTGACAGAAAATAAACTCAAAGCTGATGATATATTCAAAGCAGAAAAATTATTACAAATTGCATACGGTAAAGAGTATCAGAAAGAAAAGTTCAGTCTGTTGTGGAATCTAATACAAGAAGACAAGTGGACAGTAGAGAGATTAGAGTTTACAGTCAAGCAATTTATTAAAACGAACAAATGGAAAGATTGGACTGTGGCAGACTTTTACAATTTGAGCAACATTAAGCTATACCCATACTCTTGGTATCTGAAAAAACGAAGTGAGGGAGTACCGGATAAGAACCTTGAATGCTACAGAATCAACAATGTAGCTTTATGGAGAGAAAGAGACGGCTTAGAACTGCCTTATGAACGTGTGTTATAAATAAGGTGGCATAAAATATCAAGTAAGGGCAGAAACACCGTGAAACAGACCGTGAAACAATTCTGTGAGCAAATTAGAATGACAATTCAGATAGCAAATATATAAATTAACAAATTAAGGAGCAAAAACATGCAACTTGGAAGCAAAATAGCGTTAATAATTATTATCTCGGAAATACTAATCTGGATAATCTTTGGGTTTAAGATAGCATTTTATGTTATTTTAGTGATTGTTGGGCTTATATGTTATCCGTTAGTCCTACTTTTCATAGCAAAAATCCAAAATGACAGAGAGGACAGAAGAGATGGCAGAGGAAATTAAACTTGAAACATTCGCAAACCGGAACAGAGTAGGAATTAACAATAAGCCTTATTCGGTATATCTGTCAAAGAAAGGAGGCTTTTATTACTATGGTCTTAAAAAAAAAGAAAAAGCGGATACAGAGGAACACGACAACATCTCTGGGGCAGATAGAGCTTTTGATATTTGTCAAAGACTAAACACGAGGTTAGCATGTCAAAATTGAGAATTACGTTAGAAAATCCGTTTCCGGAAAGCATAGACGAAGAGACTTATAAGAAATGCAGCGAGTTCTTAAACAAAACGAAATTGAAAGCGTGGCTAATCAGGAAGGAATATTTTAAGAAGAACAAAAAGCTCAAACCCTTTGAACGCAAGGAGTTATACCAAGAACTGTGCAAAAAGTACGGCATAACAATTAACGCCTTAAAGGTTATATTATACCATAAAAAAAGCCCCTCATAGGGGCTTAACTATCTCGGTAACGAGTTGTTTCACGAATATGTTACCTCTAATTTTTAAAAAATGTAGATAGCCCCGCTTTTTCCACTCATAAGCGGTTTGGCGGGTTATATCTTTTCTTCTTATGAAATCCCTTAACGGCTCATAATCGCCGTCTGGGATTCTTAATGCGATTGTCTGTAGCTGCAGTTCTTGGAAATCTGTGTCCATATCGCATAAAAGCGATAGGACTTCGATTGTCTTCTTGCACTCCGTAGCCCCTCCCTTCTCGTCATCGCGGAGTGTCTCGGTATATTCCCATTCCACAATGTAGGAATCGGGAGTTTTTGTAATAGAAATTTTCCTGATGTTTTTATCGTTAATCATTTTTATTACCTTTCAGTGTAAATTTTTAAGCAGTTTAATGACAAATATAAATTTTTACTTCAGTTCCCTCAACTGCGTAAATGAATTTATTAGGGTTTGGTGAGTCGAAGTAACAAATATTGTTATCTTCATCGATAACAATATCATACTCAACGTCTTCCTTTATTCTCTATATCTTTATTATTATTATATATATAGTTATGTGGTAAAAATTCCCTCTGGCAGTGGTAATTTTTACCTCTGGTCAGTGGTAATTTTTCCCTCTGGCAGTGGTAATTTTTACCTCTGGTCAGTGGTAATTTTTACCTCTGGTCAGTGGTAATTTTTACCTCTGGTCAGTGGTAATTTTTACCTCTGGGGGGAGTTTCTTTTTCTAAAAGTGAAAGCAGGTCTGTTTCAAGGTTTTCATAATCGTACCCTTTCTCTTTCTCTTCGTAGTTGCTCATATCCGGGTTAATAATATCATAGAAATCATCATTTTCTGAAATTTCGATGACTTCGTATCTTTCTAACAATCTGTTAATTACAACATCAATCAAAGCAGAATCCATTCCGCTTTTGATGAGTGACTGAAGTTCGGAAAGTTTAATAGATTCTTGGTTAGAAGCTATTTCGGAATTTTCAGAAATTGAAAAATCAATGTTGCCGAATTTATTAATGGTTGGATTAACTGTTATAATTAGATATAGATTTTCCCAAGATTTATTTGGGAATGAGTTATCAATAGAATTGATTTCTGTCATTAATTCTTCCGATGTTATCGGGGTATTAAATATTGCTTTCATTGTTTTTACCTTTCAAATATGTTAAATAATTTCTAAAACTTACAGTACTAATATACAACATTTTACAAGTCTTGTCAAGTAAATAATTACGAAAAGAGTAAATAATAAAAGATAATTAAAAATATATAAAATAAAGAGCTATTTTATAAGGATAAAACATATTAAACTTTATTGCATTGTTTAATATTATTCATATCTGATACATTTATGATAGTGTTTTTATAAGTCTATATTAATATTATTAGTTATTAAAGTAGTGTGTTTTGTGTGTTAGTAACTAAGCATTCTCTAAGAAATATTGCTATAAAGAACCATTGTGGATAGCAAATGAAAATTAATAAAAAATATAAAAGATAGGAAAAATTAACAAAAATTGGAAATGAGCACGATATGGCTTTAAGGAATACAAAAAATAATCTGATACTAAAAGACCCAAAAAAAATGGCTGCTTTGAGGAAAGGCAAACTGAACAAAAAGACAATAATCAAGCAAAAAATCAATTTTGACTTAGCGAAAGAGCAGGTTGAAAAAAATATTTACGACTTCTTAACGCACACGAACGAGAAGCTGCGATTTGAAGCGACTTGTCGGTTAGCAGAATTTGTACTTCCGAGAAAAACTAAAGTCGAAAATGAAACGATTACGGAAATCAGGCTCATTGCAAACCCGATGATGATGCGCAAAACGGAAGATGACAGCGAAGATACAACGAAGTAAACGATTATGAACAGTAATTTTTACAATTATGTAGATTGCAAAGAAAAGAGATTAAAAAATTCCTTGAAGCACATTAACGATATGCGAACAGAAGAAGTCTTAGAAGAGAACAACTATCTTTATGATTGTAATAATGCGTTCACGATAGCTTTACAAAAGCATAAAGCGAAGATTAAGCAATGTCATCCGCAACAACTTTAGAATTTACTTATTCATATCCGATTACGGAGTTAAACCCTGACGGTTCGCCATTGCCGACACAGCAGCGTTTCCACCAGTCACAAAAAAAATATCGGTTGTTGGCGGGCGGTTTCGGAACAGGGAAGACCACAGCACTTGTGTTAGACATGCTACAAGAAGCAGTGACTTATAGCAACAACTATATCCTGCTTGGCAGAAAAGACTTGATGGAGCTAACCTCAACAACTTTAAAAGAGTTCTTAGATGTGTGCCCAGAGCGGATTATTAGAGACCATAACAAAAAAGACAGGGTAATCCGGTTGTTAAACAACACTGAAATATTTTACACAAACTTGGATGAGAATATCGGAGCTTCGGAGAAGATTAAATCTTTAAATCTTGGGGCTGCATATATCGACCAGCTCGAAGAAATCTCCGAAACTGTATTCTTAGCGATTCAGGGAAGACTAAGACGCTATAATACAAGCAGATGTTTTGCAGCGACTTGTAACCCTGCAGGACATGATTGGTTGTTCCGGCGTTGGAAAAAGAACACATTCGAGTATTACTGTTCAGAGATGAATATTAGCGTAACAACAGCAAAACAGATTGTTAAGCACATCAATAAAGAAATCCAGAGTCGGAAAGTTAGAACAGTGACCGAAGCAGTAAAGAAGTTCTATACAGATTACGACCCGGACTTGCTTAAAAATGCTTATGATTCGTACAGCTATGAACTGTTTGAAGCAATTACGTTAGAAAATACTTATCTACCAGAAGACTACATACAACAGTTACTTAGCTATCCAGAACGTTGGGTGAAAAGATTTGTCTATTGTTCGTGGGATGACTTCGAGGGAACGGTTTATGATGAGTTCAAAGAAACATTACACACAGAGACTATTTACCAACCAAAAGAGGGTGATGAGCATTACATCATTCTCGATTATGGTTTCCGTAATCCCTGTGCGATTCTGTTTATTGCGGTTGACTTTGACGGGATGGCACATATTTACGATGAGTACTATGAGACAGAACAATTAATCCCTGACATAGCAGCAGCAATTAAGAAAAATAAGTTTTGGCACAAAGCGACAAAGCTGATTGACCCTTCAACTTTCAACACACAGAGAGACAGCAAGTCAATCGCAGATGAGTTCAACGAGTACGGAGTGAACTTCTTGTCCGCAAACAACAATGTGCAGCAAGGGATTGACAGAGTAAATCAGCACTTCAAAGCTGACAAAATCAGAGTGTCGAGAAAATGTCAAAATTTCCTTGTCGAAATCGGAGATTATAAATGGAAGACAATCGACCCAAGCCAAGCAAGAAATGAATATGAAGAGCCAATAAAGAAAAATGACCACCTTATGGACGCACTAAGATATTTCATAAATTACATACACGTCCCTATTAAACCGTCTGAACAGCCACAGCACACAGACTATAACAGAAGACAAAGCAAAAAATTAAACGAAATAATTTCAATCGAGGGAATATAAAACTATGAACAATTACGAAAACATCGAACTGATTAACCGCATAATGCAGACTGAACAACAGCTTAACGTAATGTTCAGTACTTTCTATTCAGAAATTCTCGACAACTATAACAAAGTTGCTGGGGACATTCTAAGTAACGCAGATTTGCAAAAATTAAAAAGTCAAGGCAGACCGGATTATATGTATAATCTTTACCGACCATTCGTGAACAGCGTATTAGGCAACTTCAAAAACATTATGCCAAGCGTGGACTTCCTACCCAAAACGCCAGATGACCAACAGTATGTGAACACATTAAAAGGCGTTAATGACTTCCTATTCTACCAAGCCAATAACCTTGAATATGAAGTTGCAAAGGCGTTCTGTTCAATGCTGATTGGGAGAATTGGTTGGCTTGTACAAGACTTCTGTTATTCCGATGACTACCCAGAAGGCTACCCAAAGTTAAGATTCTATGATATGTTCAAAATTAAATTCGACCCTTCGACTACACGAAGAGACTTATCAGACTGTAACTATATTTCAGACAGTTCTTTCATGTCTCCCGAAGATATAGTCAGAGTTTATGCCCGCAATAACGAAGAGCTTGAAAACATCATCATTGAAAAAAGCAAGACCATATTGGGATTAACCACAGATGAGAAAAGAAAAAACTCGCTTATAACTTGGGCAGAAAGAATATTGCAAAGCATCGGAATAGATTACAAGGGCGAAAAGAGAGGATTCGACACAGATAATAGCTCAATGCGAGATTGGACAGACCAAAAAAATGGTACGTTTAAGGTAATCGACTACTATGAAAGACGTTGGGTAAAGACTATGAAAATATTCGATTACGCAACAGGGCAGACAGTCGATGTTACAAACGCAGTCAAAGCAGACGACACAGCCACAATAGCCAAAGACTACACGAACACAAAATGGTATGATAACGAAAAGTTACAAGTGCTTAAACAAAGTTTCATCCAACCAGAAATAACAGTTCACGATGTAGAACAGATTTATCAGAGTTCAGTTTGCCCTGCATTGAATATTAGCTTATATGATGCTCCCGCAGATTTACAAAATGGTAATTTTAAGTTCACGCCGATATTCGGGTATGACCAACACCCAGATATTTTAGAGACCAAATGTCTGATTGACGATATAAAAGATTCTATTCGCTCAGCTAATCTAAGAAGAAACACAATGCTCACATATTTGATGAGAGCAAGTCACGGAGGATATATCGCAGAAGAATCGGCATTGAAAGAGCTAAAAGAGGAGTTTGTCAGAAGTCTTGGCGTTCCGGGAAGCGTCTCTTTGGTGAAAGACGGAACGCTCCAAAGAGGCACGATTCAGCAAAAGCAAGTTGCACAGTTCCCCGCAAGCCTTGACAGGTTTGCAAGCGAGGAGTTAGAGAATGCTCAATTTATCTCAGGCGTTAATAACAACAACATGGGCAGACCAGACACGAGCAAAGAAAGCGGTATTCTCTACAATGCAAGAGTAGAGCAAGGTAATCTTATGCAAGAGCCGATTAACGATAATGCACAGTCTGCTTTACAGATATTAGCTAAGAATAATATCGCTTTTATAAGGAAATATTGGAAAGAGCCGATGGTCATCCGAATTTTAGAAGACAAAACAAGACCTTATTGGGTGTATCTGAACCAGAGAACCATTAGCGGAGTGTTGAATGATGTAAGCAAAGGCAAATATGATGTGATTCTTTCAGCTACACCGTTTGGAAAGCAAGCGAAAGAGAGAGAGTTCCAAAAACTGTTAATGTTAAACCAACAGCTTGCACAAGTCAACCCCGCTTATGTTGATATACGGGCAGTGATAAAAGCGTCAGGCAGTCCTTACATTGATGAGATGTTGGCGAGGATAGACATGATAGACGGACAAATGGCACAGATAACCGACCAAGCATTATTGATGAAAGAACAACAGATGCAGGGGCAGATGGGAGTACAAGCACAACAAGCTCCGCAACAGCAGAATGATGACCAAAGCCAAATAATTAATAGTGTTATGGGTGTTTGACAATTAGCAACCATATTAATATTTTTTACCTATTATTTGTGTTGCACAAGTAATATTTTTGCAATGAGATTTCTAATATTTATAAATAGGAGAATACAATACAATGAAAAAATCATTTTTAATGATAGTGGTTATGCTCATAACATTAATCACATTGGGGCAATCGGTTGTCTTATCACAGACGCGGAGCAGTGGAACAGCAGGTAGCTCTGGTACTTGGCGATTCACTGAACCAAAACAAGGGGATTCTTACGTAGTTGAATGGACTTTTACTCTTGACAGTACAGGCGGGTATGCCTCGCCACCTTTCAGTCTTCCAAGAAGCAGCACTATCGATTTTAGTAGCATTCCGATGACCTTTTATATTAACCTCACAAGCACGTATGGCAAACCAAAGTTTGATTTATTTCTGCAAGCGTGCAAATTCACAGCTCTTGACACAGCCACAATAGACACTGTGTGCTATCTTGACAGCTCGGAAACCACAACTTTAGTTAAGCGGTTAGACTTGAACCAAGCAAAAGCTCTGCAATATAGACTTTTTGCTCGTTCTCTTGCCGCAGATGTTAATACTGTAAAAGTTTATGGGATAATTCCTAAGAAAGAATATTAAAATGCTAAATGACAATAACCAGAATACGAATCCGGATAATATCGAGATTGACGATTTTGATTATTTGAACTCGGACAGAGATTTAGATAAAGAGTTTGAAGATTTAAAACAAAGTCTTAGTGGTGATGAAAAAGCCGTTAAAGGCAATTCCGATGTGAATGATTCTAACGAAGATATTAACGACCAACAGCAGACAGGTAATAACTCCCCTGATAAAGCTGATGATACTGCAATAACGGGTAATACCGTTAACAGTGTAGTAATCGATGACAATTACATATCTAATCAGTTAGACGACAACATAAAGAGGTACTTAGAGGGTATAAAGGGAGAAATGATTTCACCCAAAGCCTTAAAAAATTACCTTAATGCACAAAGCCTTATAGACCAACAGAAAGCGGTTTTATCTCAACAGAGACAGCCGGATTCCAACACGCAGTCTATAAGCAATAACGCTAACACCAATCAGGGAATCCACACCGAATATAGTGAGAAAGTCCAACAGCTTGCATTACAGAGGCTAAAAGACAAGTACAGAGACATTCCGAGTGAGGCTATCACTGATAAGGACGTTTTCAAAGATTACATGAGGGATAAATTTATTGATGACCCTCTTGAAGCAAATTCAATTCTTAACGATTTAGGCGGTTTCAGAAATGAAGTTGAGAACACAGCCAAATATGTTTACGAATATTCTCAAAATTGGGAAAAAGCTGCTAATGATACTATGGCGAAAGATATTAACGACTTTAAAGATAAGCTGACCAAGTTAGGACTAAAACCCGAAGACTTGGGGATAGATTTATCTTTAGATGCAAACGGTAATAACGAATACCTAAAGAATCAAGTGTTAACCAATAATGGGAATGTTGACCCGAATATTGTCGGCTATGTCGCCAATTATCCGAAAATCAAGCAAGGTGCAATCTTGCAGAAACTATTAACTCTTAACGTAGAAAAAATAGTTGAACTGAAAGCTACCGGAGCAAGAAGAGAAGGCTATGAGGCGAGGAACAACCAACAGCCACCGCCAAGTCAAAGTGCTAATAACATCAAGCAGACAGTAAGAGGCGATGTCAAATTGCCCATTGACGTTGATGATATGAGCATTGACGAGTTAGATAGTGAATTTGAAAAAGTCAAACAAAGCGTTGTAGGCGTTAGATTATGACCTGACAACCAAAAATACACATTAAATAGCAAAAATATCATTTTATAAAATCAGGGGAGATTTTAATTATGTTCAAGAAAAATATCTTTAGGATATTACTTGGGGCGTTGTTCATCAGCGTTGCGGTAATAGACTATTTACAAAATGGCGGAGTTCAGGGGATAACCCTTGCAACCGTTGTTGTAGGCGGACAGTACACTGACGCTATGACACACGCAAGACGAATCTTATCCGCAAAGGCACACAAATTAGTCTGGTATAAATCCAAGTGGAGTAAGTTTATTTCACTTATGGATAAAGACAAATTTAAGAAAAATAACAGCTATGCCGGTAGCACTATGTTTATGAAGCCTTCCGGCAATCTAATCACCATGTATAAAGAGTTTGATAAACAGGGCGGTATTTACATGGATATTCCGGTTACTATGCCCCTTACAGGTCTGCCTACCTATGGAGGTAAGAGGTTAAGAGGTAACGAGGAGTTGAGGAAAGTGTTTAACAAGAAACTTGCTATCAACACTATCCGCCACGCAGTACAGATAAAAGACGGTGCAATGTCAAAACAAGTCTTGCAAAAACCCGAATTGCAAGCATCCATGATGGAACGAGGCAGTGCGGACTTAGCAGATTGGCTAAGCAGATGGACGGCATTTCAGCCTTATTACGCTTTGTTGGAAAGATACTCCAAAAATTTGACAGATTCAGAATATGGGGTGAACCTCTCTATGAATCTTCACCCGAACTATTACATTGAGGGGATTGGTAGAGTTACATTCAGTAACACCGTACAAACCTTTACCAATAGTGTAATAGGTGCATTGGCAGGCATAGGACAAACTTCCGATTATATGTTCTCGACAAGGACTATAAAAAATATGGTTTACCTTGCGAGCAATGTTCATAATATTGAACCTATCAAATACGGCGAATCTGAAATTTATATTATTTTCGTATCTCCGAGCCAAGCAAGACAGTTGCAAGACGATGAGAATTGGAAGAACGCACAGTTTTACAGTGCAGAAAGAGGCGACAAAAACGCACTCTTTACAGGCAAAGTCGAAGGTAAGATTTATGCAGGTGCGTTAGTCATCGTGGATAACCATTTACCGAGTATTGCTTATGATGACAATGCAATGACAGTCACACACGGCAACACATCTTATCTTGCTTCTCCGGTATCAACAGGCGATTTGTTTCCCGCTTTATTAGTCGGTCAAGACGCTTTAAGCATCGGTACAGCTTCGGCAGTTGAATACGATACAGAAATTGACGATTATAATGCTTTCTTAGGCGACAGTATCAGCCAGATAATTGGTTTCGAGAGAAGCGATATTATAGATTCTGACGGTTATGTTGGTACAGCAGGTAATTTGTATGGCAATTTCTCATCGTTACAGTATGTTACTTATTCACCTTACGATTTAACATTCTAAGAAGGGGAGATTAGATAAATGGCAACAGGTATAAAATATAAAAACGCAGTAGTAAAAGATGGAGTATCTTGGCAAGATTTGTGGAATATTTCCGCAACAGCAGCCGCTAAACTCGACTTAGTTGAAGTTGTTTCCGGTAATGGGGTAATGATTCCGAGAGTTACGACAACCAAAAGTATCACGATTACCGATTATAACAATTTCCCAACAGGCACAATAGTTTTTGACGCATACGCTAAGAAAATACACCAAAAGTATGCAGCAACAACCTGGGTAGCAGAGGATTTGACTTAGACACATAAGCACTCCTAAATAAGAAAATAGGCGTGTAATCTCTTTTGATATTAGGGGATTGCACGCTAAATATTAATGAATGAATTAGAGGAAGACAGAACGATGGATATGCTTTCTTTCCAAAGGACAAACCCTGACGGGACAATAGATAACATTAGCCTAAGACAAGATATTGCGGAGAACTTGTTAAAAGAATACCCGCAGAAGTTTAGGCGATTGGCGGAAGATGTAAACCCGGTTGAGGATAAGCCGGAAGATAATGTTTCCGTTACCGCAGAGGGGACCCCAAAGACTAACTTTATCCCGAAGAATAAACTTTTTAAGAAAAAATAAATAGTTGATAAAGTGGAATGGCAACAGGCGATAGAAGTAAAAACATTATTGCACAAGCAAGGATTTCTCTTGATGACGTAAGCAAGATAAGACTTAATGACTTCCTGATGTATTTTAAGCTAAACGAAGTCATAAGAGATTTGTCCCGAAAGTTTGGGGGATTTGAAAAGTCTATCAGTATCACTCTAACAGATACCGATAGTTACTCTTTACAGAGTTATGGGGAGATAATCCATAAAAAAATCATTCCGTCTTGGGATTGTGGCGTAGTAGAATATATGCCCTCTAACAGCTTTTTTGAAATTGCAAACAGCGGATTAACGGGGCAACCTCAATATGCGACCATTTTCGCAGGCAATTTATTGTTATATCCAGAGCCGGAAGAAGACACAGGGAGTATAACCCTTGAATGTTTACAAATGGTCCCAGGCACAACAGCGAGCCAAACAGTTGACCCTGAAAGCCCCTCAAAGTTTGACTATATTCTTATACAAGGGCTAATATCTAAGTTTAACGAAACAGCTATACCGGAATACCTTACGATGGTAGACGAAGCATCAAAGCACTACTTTATGAAAACAACCAACCATTTAACCCCAGATTGCGAATGGTAACAGAGTATGGCAACACCTAAATTCAACAGGATAATCACAGAGTTCTCCAGAAAAATCGGTATGCCCGCACAGTGGCAGAGGGATGTATTATTAGACAGATACGATATGACCGCAGTTGAATATATCAACTATGTCAACAATGCAATGATGAAACTGTTTAATGACAAGTGGGGAGAGGTTAAGGGTGATAAACAATCGTTTGTTAATATGTTCCCCGAATTGGTAGAAACAAAAGCCCCGGCATTCGTAAAAGAAGACGTTTCAGTGCCAAGATATTCTTATGTGTCACTCACGAATACAGCTTTGCCTTTGGCTAATTTATATTCAGTGTTGTACGCTAACTATACCACAACATTTATAGAAAACGCAAGCCCAGATATGTTATTTGCTCTCGAAATGGGCACGGTATCTTTAGCAAGCATAACCTCACCTTTAATAGTGCAGGGGAGAGGGAATTTATATATATTCCCTGCTTTGAGTTCATCATTAGCAGTTACAGTCAATTATATCAAATTACCGAAAAAAGCGGATGGAAATTTTATAACCCAAAACGGCGATACCGATTCACCGTTTGACGATTCTTGGAATACAGTCATAGCGGATATTGCGACACAAATGTTTATAGCGGAATCACAGAACAATGCCTAATTGGAACGAATTTGAGATAAAAAATTTTAAGGGAGTTGCTAAGTCAACATCGACCCCTGATATTTCGGCATGCGAGGAGTGTACCAACCTTGACCCAAGACATAATTTGGGCACTCTTAGGACCAGGCGAGGGTATGAGCTATTGTACTCTGCTCCGACAAATGCAAGATTAACTTCCGTCACTTATCTCAACAGTGAGAATTTCTATATTCCTAACATTGACGGAGACGAAAGTTTTGGGGCAGAAGTCACTACCTATTTGAACAAAGGTATCCTTAATGCAAGCGGCATAGCCTCACAGAACTTTAATATAACCGATATACAAAAGGCTAACCCTTGTGTGATAACCGTAGAAAACCATAATTTGTCAGATAGCGATTTGGTATATTTGAGCAGTATCTTAGGGATGGCGGAATTAAATGGCAATTATTATTATGCTGACGTAATAGACACAGACACAATATACATTTGCACTGATGCAAACGATTTAGCGGGTTCAAGAATTGATTCAAGCGGGTATTCTTCATATTCTGCGGAAGGGGTTTTAACCAAAAATCCTAAACCAAGTAACATTAATGCGTTGAATGTTTGGATAAGACCATATTTTAATGGTACTGCGTGGGTGGATTCTTGGCAGTGGCTGAATGAATTATATTTAGTTAAGTTATACAACACCGATACAAGCAATAACTATGCGAAAACGTTAAATATGTATGATATTACGCTTGTAAATTATTTCAATGGGTGGTGCGTTTATAATATAACACGTAGCGAAACAGCGATTATCGTAAAATCCTATGACGCAGGTACGAAAATAGGTATAAAGTTGAGTGATAACTCGAATAGGTGGACTATTGGAGATGATTTACTACTAATGAGACACTTCTTACCTTATACCGAGATGGTCGCAATGGGTACAAATGTGTCCGGGAATGATGTTGTATTCCATAAAATATTAAATGAAATAAGAATAGCTTTTGGCGGGAAAACGAATTACCACGCCATAGCGGTTGGATTCCGAAAACGTTTTTTCCGGTTAAAAGAATTTGAGTTTGGGGATACGGATTATGTGAACACAATCCTGAATTTAAACAGGGTTGTGGTAACTCCGTATAATATAATCCCTTATACCCCTTATCAGATAGGTTTGGCTTATTCACCTGTTGACCCTAATGTGCCAAATAATGGATTAAAAGCGGGTAAATATTATTTCAAACTCGTAGCCTTATTAGACAATATTAACCATTTTTATGTGTCAAAACTCGAATATGAGCTTCCTGTTGACGCAGTTATAAAGACTTGGGCAAAGATGAAACTTGGCTCACATAGTCTAAGAGTAACCGGATTTGAAATATATTTTAGTACGGATGATGAAACTTACCATCTGCTTAAAACTATTCCGCTTACAGACAATACCGATTTAGGGAATGAAGATTATATTGTCAACTCTTCCGGTTATTTGTCCTTTGGCGAGGCTAAAGAATTGCATTCCGATAATAATGCAGTTGTGAACAGCATTACAGATTTTAACGCCAAAACCGGATGGACAGCGACTAACGGTGCGGGTTATGACGCTTACCATAGTTTCACGGTTGCAAGTTCAGGCTCGGCACTTGGTTCATACCATTTCAAAATGGAGCACCTGAACACAAGCGGATTATACAATTTAGATATGCACTTACAGTATGTAATAGCTTCGTTGGAGAAAAACACCAGATACAACGTTAAATTCAGAGCCAAAGCAAGTTCCGGTAATTTGATGTATGCCGAAGTTGGTGGGAACACTCTGAAAACGTTTAGCCCTACAACTAATTGGGTTGAATATGATTGCAGCGTTGTGACAAATAATATTATTGCATTCGGGGATGACGTTTTAAGAATTTGGCAAGAGTTAGTCGAGCCTGCTCACACTTTTGAAATAGACGCAGTCTCTATTAAAAAAGCATATTCAGAATACGATTATACGTTAGATACTAAACCATCTGAAGAGATGAGTGAAAGAATGGGCTACACTCCAACAAAGGATTTGGCTAAGTCTTGGGATAATGCACTCGTAACAGGAGGCAGAGTTTATGCGGTTAATCCGCTTTTAGATATTCGCTATGAGAATTATATATATAGCTCCCTTATAAGCGGTGCAGGTGCTTTTATGTGGGATGTAATCACGGCTGACAATTATATCCAATTAGAAAATTTTGATGGTAACGATATTTCGGGAATGGAAATCCTGCCTAATCTTGATTTCTTAATATTGAGAAAAAATTCAACCGAAAGAAGAGATTCAAATACAGGAGTTACGAGAGAAGTCTTGTTCGGGAATGGTATAATTGCGAAAAAATCTGTTGTGAATTTTGGTGATAAAATAATATGGTGCGGTTCTGATGACGTTTATTTAACAAACGGCTCGCAAGTTTCCGTAATATCTGACGGTACAATCAGACAACAGTACAGAGATATTGCCACAAAGACAAGTATCAGAGGCATAAGAGAAGACAAAGAAAGCTCATACAGGTTTTTGACTGCTCAAGAAGAATATGTATATACAAAATCAGGGTGGTTTAATGAGCTTAGGAACAACATTCCGGTGAATTATCTGTCAAGCAAAGACAACGAAATAATATTTGCAAGCGGTGGGAATATATATAAAGAGGATGACGGAGCTGCGGATAACGGTCACAGAATATCTTTCTCTTGGTCGTCCATTCCGGTAGATACCAATCTTATCGGTGGTGGGGCAACAGGGAACACAATGTTTTACTTAAGGTCGTTTTGGATTAATTACGTTTCGACAGGGGATGAAAAAGCGGCTAATATTTTAGTAAGCATTTACCTTGATAATTCGTCTATGCCTTATGCACAATTACCTTTTGATTTGTCGAGGTTCGCCAATTATCAGTCAAAAAAAATCAGGGTAGGGGCTTCATGCAGAAGATTCCAGATTAAGATTACCGGCTCGGATTATAAAGGCGGGCTATTAGAAATAAACAGCTTGGGAGTTATGTACAAGTTCATCACTTTAGGCAGGCACGATGGCAGATAATATCAAAATAATTAAAAGGATTGGGAAGTCTGAGACCGACAATTATCTGAATAAAGAAATAGATAGTCTTATAAAGCAGATTGAGGAATCATACAATAAAAAGGCAGATTTAGAAATATCGATAGTTGACAAAAATAATATCACTCATAAGCTATCATTTAACGGTGACGGTTTTTTGAAATCTTATACACAAGGGAGTTAATACAATGGGATTTTGGGATTTTTTGGGATTAGAAAGCGACAAACAAAAAGGCATGAAAGAGCAAATGCAGAAGTATGATAGTGCTTATTCCGACCTTCAAAACCAGAAGTTTGATGTTAATAATAGATTTAACGGTTATAAACCACAGTTCGGTTATGGTGACATGACAAGCGAACTTGATAAATTATTGTCAACGCAGACAGGACAGCTTAACAGAGATGCTGCATCAACAATAAATTCGGGCAACAGAGACTTAGGGCAAAGATTAGCTTCGCAAGGCATGACGGGGGGAGCGGCTTTTAACCAGATGTTAAACAATAACCGGAATCAAGTAAACTCAAACAAATTTAACGCTTTAAGCAATCTGCTTGCAAACAGGCAAAACCAAAATGTCGGGCTGATGAACACGGCAAATCAAAACCAATTTAACATTGCACAAGCAGGACAGCAGGCAGATTTCGGAAATGCACAAAACAGAATCAGTAAAGCGGGGATGTTAAACCAACTGCTTATGGGCAGACAGAATTCAGTCAATCAGTTGGATGATACAACTTGGCTTGATGATATATTGGGCATTGCTAATACAGGGGCAAACCTGTATAGAGGATTCATGGGCAAGTAAGGACAGGAGAAAATTATGGGAGCAATTTTTAACGCTTTGCAGAGACAGAACAACCTTAAGAACATTGGGGATGTTATCGGTGAACACGTACGTAAAAGGCAGGATGCTGAAACTTTAACGCAGATAGCTGATTTATACGGACAGGCTTTTGACTATGTGAACAATATTGGGCAGAATCCACAGCCAAACCAACAAACAAACCAAAATATCCCAAATGTCACTCAATCCGGTGGCGGTGGCGTACCGAACTATGTTTTAGCTAATGTGCAAAACCAAAACCAACAAGGCTCGGCATTTACAGGGTCAAATATTTTACAACAGCTTTTACAGCAAGGGCAACCGCAGAACTCGCAGAATAATATTTCTACAATGCCTACAATGTCTTACAAAGACAAACAAAGGGAAGCATTTAGGAAGCTAAACGAAGTAGGTGCTGATATTACCAACCTGATTGGCAAAAACGACAGAATGTCGGGAGCAGGGAACAGTTATTATAATATGTTGAACCAACATGTTGCAAGATTATACCCGAATGCACAATCCTTTAATCTTAATAAAGGGGAAAGACGATTCAGTCAAGACCCAGAGACGGGGGCAGTAAGTCAAATTGCGGAAGGGTATATTGAGCCGGAATTCATTGAATCATTTCTTGGGGCGGATGAATCGAAACTTGGTGACAGCACTCTTTTACAAAATAAATTTGGGCTTATCAACTCATTAACAGGTAAACAAGTGATAGGCGAAGACGGCAAACCTATTGTGACTAAGAAAACGCACATTCAAGACCAGCCAATGAGACAAGGTTCAACAACTGTTAATGTCGGCAATCCCACAAATAATAGTCCGGGCACTTATGGCACAGGTGAGAGTGCGATAATGAATTTGGAAAACCTTGAAAAAGCATATCAGGGAAAATTCCCTATCCAGATGACGATAGATGGTAAAGATGTGTATTTGCAGGATAAAGAAGCACTTAGAAGCTATATAACCAAATATGCAGATGAATCTATTGAAAAGCTTGGTAATGTTTCTGATGAGTTGGGGCAGGTAAATCTTTTAGACAAGATAAGGGCTGCAATCGATAAAGCGAGAAGAAAGTATAAAAATAATTGGTGGGATGACAGGTGGGATTTCCATAATGAAGCATATAATGATTTTATCGAGAATCCTATTGATGACAATGGCAAGCCTATCAAATTAACACCTTCCCAAAAGGCGAGGTTAGCACAATTTCTTAAAATTAAACTTTTCGGAGATTAGCATTCTATGGGCAAGGTTAAGCGACAACCGGATATTATACTTAACAAAAAATATGATAATAGCGATGACCTGTTCAAAAAAGTTGATGAAGCTATCGCTAAAAGGAATCAACAAAACGCAAATACCGAGATTCCTGTTAAAAACCAACTCTTAAACAGTCCGCAAACAGATAGAGGATTTGAGTTCACTAATGTTCTGAATCAGTTACAGACATACGCAGACAACCAAAAACAACTGAGCCAAAGCTTAGGGAACACAGAGGGGCAAGTTGTCAACAGCAAGCCTTTAGAAGAAAATAGTCTTGGAGATTCACCGTATAACCTTACCAATTTGTTAAAACCGATGGGCAAGCCGGATAATAATATTCTATATCCATCGGGGCAGCCTTATAACGATTCTATAGGCAAGTTTATGCCTAAAGAGTTGGCTGACTATTTTAATGCTAATACTCCTAATTTTGATACTCCAAAAGTGAATAATCCGGATGATATTAGCCAAGACCAGACTGCTTTGCTTATGCAAGGTTTACAAAATGTTCTCGAAATACCCGCACAAGGGATTGGGTATATTGGGGAGGGGCTAAGGAATAGCTCTAACGTAATAAAACAACTGACAGGGCAAAGACAAGGGAATGCAGGCTTAGATGACCTTGCGGGAGCAGGTTTGGATATTGGCAGAGGCGTTTTACAAACGGGGATTGGATTAATGCCTCAAATGATGGGGCTGAATGCAGTTTCGCCAACTTTAGTACAGGCATCAAGGAATATTGCTACACAATACGACCTCGACCCTGACAAAGCACAATGGGTGACAGAAAGGGCACTACCTTTTCTTTTTGGTACAGGCATAGGTGTTGCAAGTCTGACAGCAGAAGGTTTATCCGAACTTGCTGATGTTACAGGTGCGACTGAAATGTTTGGCGAAAAGAACAAAGAGAAAACCAAAAACTTTTTACATGATGTTGCATTTTTTGCTATTGCGTCAGGGGGGAAGAAGGGCGTAGAAGTATGGCAAAAAAATAAAAACGACTTACAGGGGATAGGCGATTTAAGCGAGTTTATCTCTAAGAGACCACAAAAAGAGGGTGCGAAAGACTATGCTCTCTATAATGAGTTGAAATCTAAGGCGGAAGCGGATGGAGTTTCTGCGATAGAGTATCTGAATAGCCTAACGAAACAAGATAGGATAAGATACGAACCTTTGGCTGAATATTTAAAGCCTTATAAGATAGACCAATTTGATATGTTAGAGGGGATGAAAGGGAATAGAGGGTATTTTAAACCTAAAGGCAGGACAAGAAAAAGCGAGAAATCGACTTATGCACATTCCCCAAAGGAAACCGTTGTTACCCCCGAAATGCCTAACGAGGTTAGAACACCGATAAGACAGCTTGAAAGTGGCAGATTGACACCTAAGCAGACTATGGTTATAATCGATTATTTGCTTAGGAAAGGCGTACCACAAGAGCTAATCGACAATGCGGTAGAAATATCCAAACAGCCGGAGAACGTGCCACCACAAACGCCTGTCAAAGCCACACAAGAAATTGGGGCGACAGAGAGAACAGCAGTCAAGGAAAACTTGACAACTGAACCAGAACCTTTACAACAAAAGCAAGAAACTCCGAAGAAAGTAGAAACTCCGAAACAAAAAGAAGCGTGGGAAATGACGAGGGGTGAATGGAAACAAGCAGACCCAATGTTTACAAAGTTGCATTTATCCAGGAATAAAATTGAACCAGATAGAAGAATAAGAGACCCAAAAACTGAAAAACTTGCTACTAAATTAAGCAGAATATCGGGTAGTGAGGGTTCTGATATTGCCCCCACAACATATTATGCTGATTCAAGAGATTTGCATAAAGAAATAATTGAGAAAGCACTTTCCGAAGGTAAACCTGTGCCGGAAGAAGTGCTAAAGGACTATCCAGAGTTGAAGGGGAAAGAGAAGCATACAAGTAAGCCTGTATCACTTAACCATATATTAATTGGGAGTAATAAGAAGCTAACAGAATCAACAGCGAAAGGTACATTTACTGTATTAGTACCGAGAGGTACGTCCTTCAAGGAGATTGATGGCAAGAAAATAGCAATTTCAGGCAGCACTTCATCAAGCACTTTCAATATAATGTCACAGAAAGCTAAAAGTTTGGGACTAAACCCTCAAGACTATCAAATTTACCAAGTAGTAGATGGGAACTCCCCTAACGCATACGCTTATACGTATGGCATTGATGGGAAAACATTTTGGAAAGATGGCACAATAGATAGGAGAGAAATGCCACAACCCACAACCGCAAAACCCGATAAAGGTGGTAACCATCAAGTTTACTATAATGGCAAAGTAGTGGACATGGGCTATATCCTTGACAAAAAGGAGCAGTCCAAATTTGGGGCAAGGAGGATAATAGATAATGGGGCTGATTATGGATATATTTATACTCCGGGGGGTGTAATATACAAAGTAGAGCAAGGTAAACGCACAGCTAAAAAGTTATCAGGGTCTGAACATGATATAGCTTTAAGACAATTTACTGTCTCCGCTAAAGATATTAATGAGAAGCGGTCAAAAGAGGGAAAAGAAGAGAGTCGGATTGCCACAGAGAAATTAAACAAGAAATTTGAAGATGACATAGCCGAATACGAAAGGTTAGCATCGATTGATGACAGGATAGAATCTAAAATTGACAGAGGGGCTAAGCTCACAAAAGAGGAAATGGAATATTACAATGAAAACCAATATGCCCCAGACGGTTATCGTTATGATGAGAAAGGGGAACTTGTCGAGCATAATACTAAAGGAGTAAGCGAAGAGCAAGGCCAGAAGACGGAGACTAAACCACAAGATAATAAGGAAGAGCCACCCACAGAAGATATGCACAAGGTCGAGCAAGAAGAACCAAAAGGAGACCTCGCACATATCCAAGCGGTAGCAAGCCTTATGTTGGGTAACCAATATTTGAAAGTTCCTGACGCACTATTAACAGAAGCGTTAAGGGTTCTAGGGCTACCAAATGACAAAGAGGCAAAGACTAAGTTTATTTCCGATGTGGCTAAATACTATTCAGAGAACCCCCCGACTAAGCGATTACCAAAAGTATTATTATTAGGCGGACACGATATTTGGAAGGATTGGGATGATACGAAAGATGTTGAAACAAATATTATCTCGGTTAAAGTCAAAGTAACCCCACAGAAAGAACCTGTGAAAGTACTCGCTGACTTTGTAGGTAAAAACCACATGCGAGAATCTTTAAGGTTCGTGTATAAAGACGCTGAATATGGGGCTTACGTTGCGACTGATGGTCATATATTATATATCGCCAAAGATAAGACTATCACTAAAACCGAGTTAATCGACCCGAAGTCAGGCTTTGCGGTTAAGGTTGCTACCCCTTACCCAGATTACCCAAATGTGATGCCTAATGGCGAACCATTATTAGTATATAATGCAAACGTCCAAGAGCTATTGGATAAGGTAAACGGGCTACATACATTTAACGATAAAGTGGTAGGGTCTACAGACATTGACGAGGGCAAGTTGTTTGTAACAGGTAAATTCGATTTAGGGGACAGAGATGTCAGTTTTAACCCGTCTAATCTAAAAAAAGTTTTACACGCTTTTGCGAAAAGAGGGGTGGCAACTGTGAAAATTGAATATCGCAGTCCTATGTATGGTAACCCAAGAGGTATCAGATTTGTTGCCGAGAACGGTGATATTGCACTTATGATGCCGATGACCAGTGCTAATCATCATTGGCAAACGGTGTTGTCTATGAAGGAGGATGGTGAAGTCGGGCAAAAACTCTATAAGGCTAATCAATCTCAACCCACACTCTCTAAACTGTCTCCGGAGGAATCTAAGGCAATCGAAGCGGTCTATAGAGATGTACTCCCTAACGATGTGAAAATCGAGTATGACAATACTATAACCGATACTAAGGGAGAGCCTGTTAGAGGTGTCGCAGATGTTAAGAATAAAGTTATAAAGATTAACCCTGACTTAGCAAACAGCACAACATTACCCCACGAAGTTGCTCACCAAATGATATTCATTGCCGAGCCAAGTGTATCGAAAAGAGCATTGAAAGAATTCGGTTGGGATGGTAAAGGTGACATTCCTGATTTTGCTAATAATGAATCTTTGAGGGATGCACACGAAGACTTTGCAGACGCTTTCCAAGAACACGCAAAAGGGGAGTTTAAGGGTACTAAGGTACAGCAGAATTTAATTCGTTACTTATGGAATAAGCTAAAAGCTATCTTCCAGAGGATGATAAATAGGCTGAAAGGGAAGAAAGACCCTATAAGCCAAAAGACTAAGCAATTCTTTGAAGATATTCTAAGCGGTAAAACCAAAATGGAATATGAATCGAGAAAAGCCAAAGGGGGTAAAGAGGGCAAAGGTACTTTACAGCAAGAAAAAGGTGAGTTAATCACTGTCCATAATATATCTCCGCAAGCATTGCAACACGCTTCAAAGATAGGCGGTTTGGCTATGCCGAGCCTTGCAATTACTAAAGCGAAATTTGGGGCAAACGGTTTGGGTGGTTATGGAGAGATAAGTCTTATAGCGGATAAGAAAATGGTTGACCCCGAAGAGAAGGTGAAAGTATATGAAAGAGATATTTATTCGCCTACATACCCCGAAACATATAGGTATATAAATGAAAAAAATTTAGATAAAAAAATGTCAGATATTGTCAAAGGGTTACCGGATATATTATCGGAAAATTATCGTTTTGACAAGGCGAAGATTGAGCAAGATTTGTCTACAGGCAGATACACCGCAAATGATTTAGCAAACAACAAATTATTGCAAGTACACTTTCTAAACTCAATAGGTGAGTTGCCAAAGCCGTTGACACGCAACCAGAGGCTATCCCATTTCCCAGAATTTGATGGACATTATGAGGTCGCACAAAGGTTAGCCAAAAAATATCCCGATTTGTTAGGGGGTGAAAGATACACCGATGAATACGCTGATAGTGTTAAGGGCTTTGCTAAAGATTATTTAGACGAGTTCTACAAAACATTAGATGATGATTTAAGAGATAGGAAAGACGAGATATGGGGGAAATTACTTGACAGGTATTATGCGAATAATGTGTCAGACGTGAAAAAACTTTTATCCCCGGTACAAGAACTTGATTGGTACAAATACGAATACGATTTTGTAAAACCGCTAATAGAAAAGAAAAAATCAGAGTACGAAGCATTCTTAGAAAAAGAATTCTCCGATGTGATAGGTGATGAATATCTCCTCGATGGCAAGACTAAAGTCCCCAACACACTTAGGAATGCTCTTAATATAATGGGGAAGGCTAAGCTCAAAGCAGGCGAGAAAACTCTTACACATGGGGTTGGGAAAAGTGCCGCACAAGCAGCGAAACAATTCACATCTATAAGCGATATGCGGAAGAATAAAGATAAGATTGTCGCCGAGAATAAATTCAAGGTGTCCCAAGAGGAGTTAAAAGATTCTTTCTCCGAGTTAGCCGATAAGCTATATACATATTACCCTGATAAAGATTTCTCATTAGACCGGTTGAATAACCTTTCTAAGGCTATCGGGGAAATAGCGAAGAAAGGGATTACGGATAATAATGTAAGCAGAGCAATATCAAAAGCGGGATATAGGGGCGTTCCGTCTATTTATTATGACGATGTTAAAAGAGTAGCCCAAAAGATGAGAGAAATGCCCACCGAATACTTTGAGGCTAAACTAACGAGGGGTGTAGGGTTAAATGAGTTTAGTGGTGCGGTTGTACCAGAGGGAACGTCCCAGAAAACTCTTGATATTCTGAAAGAGAATGGGATTACTAACATAAAGTATTACAAAATAGGGGACGAGAGTTCGAGGGCAGAAGCTATAAGCCAATTTGATGACCAACTATTCCAAATAATCGGTGAGAAGGGAGCAAAGAATCTTGACAAGGCACGTGAGGAGACCATAAGGATGGATAACAAAAATGTTGCTGAACAGATGGAAACCGCAGGCAAGGACGCCAAAACAATCCGATTAGCCACAGGCTGGGAGAAGGGAGCGGACGGCAAATGGAGGTATGAGATACCTGACGGAAAACAATTTGATTTTGCAAAATTACATGAAGTCCCAAAAGTTACGACTATTGGGATGTTACCAAAACTTTCAGAGATATATCAAGATGATAATTTATATAAATCATACCCACAACTAAAAAATGTTTGGGTAGGTTATACTAAATCAGGGAAAGGTTCTTTTGAGGTACTTGATAAATATAGGGAGGAATACAAGATTGGTTTAGACAGAAGTTTATCTGACGAAGAATTACAGTCCGCTTTGCTCCACGAAATACAACACGCAATCCAAGATATTGAGGGGTTCGCTAAGGGGGGTAGCACAGGACAGTTTGAAGCTAATAATAGGCTAAACAAACTGTTTAAAGAACAACAAGAAAAATTTGCAGAAGACATTGGTTTCAATTATTGGCTTGATGAAACCCTTTTTAACGACACGAATTTATATAAATCCTTGCTTAAACAAGGCGAAGAAGATTATACGTTAAAACCTATATACGAAGAATTTGCTAAACTTTTACCAGAGGGCGATAGAAGTTATTTTGTCAATAGAATGCTTAAATTCGATAGTGACATAAATAAGCACAAAAGAATAGATGCGAAAGAAGGCTACCGCAGGCTTGCTGGTGAAGTCGAAGCAAGAAACGTGCAAACACGCATGAACCTTACACCAGATGAAAGGAGAAACAGAACTCTTGAATCGACAGAGGATATTCCGAGAAGCGAGCATATAATAGATTTTGATGGTGCGAGCAAGCTATACCAATCTGCCAATAATGAAGAACCTATAACCAAAGGCAAGTCTTTGCTCATCGGTCGTTCTATGAACAATTTCCTTAATAAAGTACAACCTATTACAACGTTAGGGAAAGAGTTTACTATTCCGCCACCTGTTTACGCAGCAACAAATGAACGATTTAACAAGGTTTATTCTCCGGCTGATAAACTTATGCACAGATATTTCTTGGAAGACCAATCTGTCATTGTTAATAATGATTTGAATAAGTTCCGAGATATAAGAGCATTAAACAAGAATAGCAAGGAATCAAAAGATTTTACTGATAAACTCACCGCATACCATGCTGATATTTACAAGGGCGATTACCCTAAAGGGCAAGGTGTTGAGATGATTATCAAAGATTACCAATTTACGCCCAAGCAGGCTAATGTTTTGAGACAGCTTGATAAGGCAGGCAAATCGGCTCTTGAACTTGTAAAGCAAGGGGAGAAACAAAGGCTATTTGATTATACGCCAAGCGTAAAGGACTTAATTACCGAAGAAGAATTGCAGAAGGTTCTACCTTACCAATCAATGGGCGAGGATATTGATACTTTGTGGCAACAGCCAAATACAAGGTGGGCTATTGCTGATTATTTAGTAGAGAATAAATATAGCAAGTATGGTGATTCTTTTTATATGAATCTATCCAGACCGCTTAAACCGGATTATTGGGTAGTCAATCTGAAAAAAGATGATATGTCCGATTTCCCTTATTTTGAATCGAGAGGGGAAGCACTAAACTATATCGACAAAATGGAGAAAGACGGATGGACAGTTAACCAAAGATTAGTGCAAGTTAAAGATATGTCCAAGAGTGTGACCTATTTCGATAACCTCGATGTGTCAGAGATTATGCACTTGATGTCAGGCGAGGGGATAGATATACCGGATGAGGTTATAAACAGGCTAATTACTAACGTAAGAGGGGGGAGCTGGAACAAACATTTAATTCCAAGAAAGTACACTCCGGGTCTAAAGTTCACGCCGGAAGAGATTGAGACTAATGTCGGTAACTTGTTAATGGAATCCTCAAGCAACAAGAACAGAGTATCGGGGATAATAAAGGCTAAGATTGAACTTGAGGATTTAGAAAAGTCTTATGATAAAATTATCAGGGACCCTAAAAGCACTGATAAAGAAATCAGAGAGATTAAAGAAATATTGGACTATGCTCAAAAGTTCCTCGCAGGCTTAGAATCGGGGAACAGCAAAACCGCTGATGCTATACGTGGGGCAATGTACACTTGGGATTTAGGATTTTTCAAGCCGGCTTACTTGCTCCAACAGCTAACCGAGAATTACGGTTTAACATACCCAAAACTTATGATGGAGGTAGGGAACGCAGAGGCGACAAAGATATTTGCGAAGTCACACTTAAAGGTGTTTGATGTTTTGGGGAATCTCTACTTAAAGAAACTTAACAAACCTTATCTTAAAAATACGGATATGCAGCTGATGTCTGTTATTGACAGGCTAAGGAATCAAGGTGTGATGGCTTCTCTCCAGACTTTAGTTATGGGTGGGGCAAGTCAAGACCCATCTTTGCATTACAACAAGGGCAAACGTACATTGGCTAACGTGCGTACTCTCCTTAATGTTGGCGGTGTGGGTATCGATTATATGACTAAATTGCAGAGTGCGGTTGGTTTCTATGACGCTGCTAAGTTAAAGGGGATGACAAGCACTGATAAAATTACTGAATACGTTGCAGAGAAGCTAAACCAGACAAAAGGCGACTTTACAAAGACAGGTACAATACCCGCACTCAACTCAAGAGTAAAGTCACAAGCGAGAAATCAGTTAGTCTCCACGCTAAAGAACTTATTCCTTACTTACAGAAAGTTCTCAACAGTCAATACAGGTGTATGGTATCAAGCATTAAAGAATAAAAACAAGATGCCTTTAGTGTGGAAAGCTCTATTTTCTTTAGGCACTGCGGGAGCATTTAAGGGTTTCCCTATTATTGCAGGGGCTTATGGTATCGGTTCGTTAATATGGAATCTTGTATCGGACGATGACGACAACAGCCTTGAATACTCTATGCAAGAGACGGAGCAAGAGCTTAATAAGATAGTAGAAGAAAAAACCGGAGTACCTAAATTTGGTTCATTTATCCAAAGGGGAGTAGGCACTTACTTTGGTGTTGATATGTCTTATTTATTTGCTCAATCATCCACACTACCGACTGATGTATTGGGTGAAAAGGTGAAGAACTACAAATCAATCCGTGAACTTGGCTATAACACTCCCAACATAGCGTTTGAGACTATACTTGGCAGACCCGTATCATTCGTTAAAGATGTGGGAGTGGGGCTATCAAGCGGGTTCAATTTGGCTACCCAAGACCTTCCGCCAAAAGAAAGAGACAGAGCACAGAAGGATTTAGAAAAGGCTTACCCATCGAGCATAAGGAACTATCTGAACAAGCAAAGGCTATCAGAAGATGGGTACAAATCGGGGAACGAGACTTTAATCAAACCGGAGAATATTACCGAAACAGAGAAACTCCTGAAATCTCTTTCATTCACACCGGAAAGATTCACTCAAGCAAGAGTAGAATCACAAAAGAAAAGTGATATTGAAATACTCACAAAGAGATTAGACGAGGCTAAACAGCGAGCCAGAGAGCTTTGGGAGACTAAAGGTGATGGTTACAGCGAAGCATTGAGAGATGTTTACAGGTTACAGAATGAACTCAAATTTAAGAAGATGACTGATAAAGATTATATCCAAGAGAAGAGGGATAAAAAATTTGAGGGCTATAAATTCCCAAAAATATTAAGATAGATGTAAAATATATTAAATTTTATTACCTTGAAAACAGATTTAAATAGTAGTTTTTTTGCATTATGGAAAAAATAGATTTAACAATATATAGAGGGGAAACAAAGGACTTTGTTTTCCAAGTTATCGGGGATAAAACAACCGACAAATTGTATTTCACTTGTAAGGCTAACAGAGATTTAACCGGAAGCCGATTAGTGGATAAAAGCAATTCTGTCGCCGAATCAACAGGGATAACAGCAGAAACAGAGCTTGTCGAATCGGTTACGAATACAGCTATAACTGTAAGTTTTGGGAAGACGGACACCCAAGATTTAACGCAAGAGATTTTGGAATATGATTTAATAGCGGTTGACCCTTCGGATGATTCAATTATTACGCCTTTAATTAGTGGGGTTATACTCATTGAGCAAAACGTGAGAACTGATTATGACGGGAGCAAACTGCCAAGCGACCCAAGCTCTTCGAGATTGCTCACGTTAAACGCTTCTGATTTCACTGATGGCGACATGTTCACTATCGACACGATAGACGGTGTTAAGCAATTTGTCTCAACATCGTTAGCGGAGCTAAGAAAATCTTTGAACGGTTATTCGGAGTATAGTGCGTTTATAAGCCAATCCGAAAGCGACCCACCAGAAATAGACCAACTGATAACTAATGAGCTTGACGCTGCGATAGAATTCGCAAGGACAGACGCAGGCACATTCACGATAACCGCTGATAGCGGGGTATTCACAGCAGGCAAAACCGTTGTTTTCTTCGGGAGACTTGCTAAACAGACAGATGACATTAGATATACAATCTCGTCTGACACCGTAATCAATTTTTTGACATACAGGTCGGGAGTGTTGGAAGATGTATTAGCCGATGGCGTTTTTATCAAAATTATGGTTTTTGAATGAGAATCGTAATATCCGATACTGATATTCTCGGTCATGGCAATACAATAAAGGAATCAATAAAGCTCGCTTATGATTCTTTAGTTGACGAAGATTTCAGTTTTGCAGATGATTTAGACGGTGCTTATGTAATTGCGTCCGCAAATAACGATGTGGTCGCTATTATTGAGAGCCAGACAAGTTCGTCTTCATATTCGGAATTAGCATTAGATATTTACGAGGATTTGGATAAAAGGGTTTTGATGTTTGCCCCTTTAGGTGGCAATGAAAATTTATTTGAAGAGGTTTCTATTTATCAAGAAAACGCTCCGGAGGTTATTGTAACAAGCGGTGCGGGAGATGTGGGCTATGAGGATAGGAATAATACAAGCTATGGTAAAGGTTTGGAGTTTTGGGATAATGACCTTGCACAAGACGAAGGGGCAGACCAAAGCTCATACTCTAATGGCATTGTGTTAGGAAAACTATTAAAAATAAAAGATACTCTTAACTGTTCATGGTGGGAAGCAAGATACAGAGCAAGGGCAACGGCAGATAGGACAGAGCCTAATAGGAATAATATCGATACAATTACAGGAATCTCTTGGTGCAAATACAATGGTTTCGGCAGGATAAACGTTGAGAACGCTATTGCTTATACAGGCAGTATTCCTAATGACCCTTATAGAGAAAGGATTGGGAATGTTGGAGAACTTGCTTTAGGAATAAACGATAATCTGATTACTTTTATACCTGATATTATTACTAATGCCGATAAATATGAATTCCAAAGATTAGAGGATAATGAATGGATAAATTGTAGTAACCTAAAAAATTGGGAATACATAGACACTTTATTGGCACAATATACGATAAACTGGAATGATATAGACAATCCTTTATCTGATGAATGGAGGAATTTGGGTACATATGCATTCAGGTATAGAGGGGTATTCCACTATAACGAAGAGATAACTGATTATAGCGAATGGAGTGAACCTGCTACGATAGAAATAGCTATGGATAATATGAACATTACTTTGGCAAGGGTTGATTATTATTCTATTAATGTAACTGTTGTCCCGATAGACTATTGCACTGATTATCAATTATTCCGAAGTGAACACGGAGGTAACGATTGGCAAGAAGTTCCTTTAACGAGCATGTCGTATTTAGACACCGACACAGTAAACAAAAATTTGAGATACAGGTATAGGGGGTATAACAGATATAACAATGTTTACTCCGGACTAAGTAACAATTATTACATTAAGGGGAAGCCAAAATTTGGCAAGCTATTAATAACAATCAGGGAGAATGAATAAAATATGAGAACATCACCATATAGCACGCAAGAAGCACTCAATATAGGATTGGGGAAAAGAGGAGTGATAAACATTACAGGTACAGACGAATACAGAGGAACTTTTGATATTATCCAATTTATAAATGAATCTGTAATAGACGCTTTAGAGGAGAGCAATTGTACTAATGAAGGTAGCTTAGAAATGTTGACAATCCCTGCGGGGACAGTATTATACGGTACTTTTACGTTAATAAAACTTGCATCTGGGGCGGTAAGAGCTTATGGAGTATTAGGATGATACTTAGTCTATTACAAATAATAAGTGCTCTAACTTCTGCTTCAGTAGGATGGCAAGGGAAAGGCTCTTTAAACACGAACTGGGAGAGTATCTCTACTAATTGGGAAGGGCTTACAGAATATAGATGGAGAGTATATCCTTGGAGAGTTATCTGGCAAGAGAATACAAGTCCTAACTGGGAATCAATAACAACACAATCATGGAATTAATATTATAAGGAGATAAATAAATGGCAAGTTTAACAGGAAAAACACCAGCACAAACTTACAAGGATTTGTTGCAGGTAAGTAACAGCAACAACGGGATAGACAGCACTGTAAGAAAAATAGAAGATGGTGAAGGTACTGAATCTGTAGCTTCTATTAGTGTAGATGCACTACAACTATACCCTATGGCAGATGGTAAAGTATTCGTTGCAAGGAATGCAGCAGGTACAGAGCTATTTAGTATCGATACAAGCACTAACCTAATCACATTAGCAAATGGCGTTACACTCATAGGTGATGGTAGTGGATTGACTGGTGTAACTCCAGCAGGTGTAGGTGGTGCAAGTGCAACAGGTAATTTAGAACTTACAGCAGGTACAGAAGGCAATGGTGATATAATAATCAAGATAGGTACTACAGTTGTAGCAAGAATACCTTATTCTTATTTAGCTAAATTAGCAGTAGGAATAGAAGAGAATTATTTTCATTCACCAGAGATAACTAACTATTCTGAAATAACTGAATTAGGAGCTAATGACTATGTATTAGCAGTAGATACAACTTCAGGGAAGACACGTAAAATATCAGGTGCTAATCTACTTACACAAGAGGATATTAACTTAATTGGTGTAGCAGGCGAAGCAGGGTTTGGAGTAGGCATAGCACCTGTTGTCCCTTCTACCATGCAACCAATGAGTGGGTTTGATGACAAAACTCACGACAACTACGGTAACTATTCTGTTAAGGCAGATGGTAGCGTGATGGTATGGATACCAAGATGTTATTACAAGCTCACACATTTAGTTATAGCAGATGCTACAGCTTCAGAAGGTAGCGTAACATTGACAGTAGCTTCCCACAACTTGAAAGTAGGTGAACATGTGTTTATAGCAAGTGCTACTGGATTAGCCTGCAATGGTAGGTCTATAATCACAGCAGTAACAGCTACTACAATTGTAATAACTCATGCAGCAACAGGTACTTACGATGCTAATTCAGGTTACATATTTAATAGTC